AGATTTTGATAAAGCAGTTATTGCTTTGTCTGAAACTTTTGCAGGTCAAGCAGACGTTGCAGCTAACACTTTTGCTGGTCGTATGGCTCGTATTAAAATTGCTCTTGATGAAGCCAAGGAAAGTTTAGGTCAAGCACTTTTACCCATACTTGAAAAGTTTGCACGCTTTGCAACAGATACTCTTGCACCTGCTTTACAAGGACTTGTTGACGGACTTATTGGCAAAAAGAAATCTGTAGTGCCGTCTCTTGGAATGTTTAAGGAAGCAACTAACGAAGGTGAAGACGCAGGTTATAGTCTTGGTGTTGCTTTACGTGACCTTGGTTCAGGACTTGGTTCATTAGCAGGAGCATTTGACAGTAATACCTCAAGTGATTCAGGTTTTGTAAGATTTATTAACTTACTTACACGTATGGTTGAAGGTTTAGATTCTTTGTTTGCCAAACTTGACGCAGCTGTACAAAGGTTTAGAGATTTCAAACAAGCATTTGATGATTCACTAATAGGACAATTTGCAAGTGCTACAGGACAATTTGCACCCGAGGCTTCTTTTAGTGATAAAGCAAAAGGTCTAGTAGGAATTAACACAAACAAACCAACAGTTATTATTAACAACAACGTTAAAGGTGCTATAGATCCACAAGGCACAGCTAGAACAATTACTAAAGTACAAAACACAGCGTTAAAGACGACAGGAATAAAGCCATTTAACTTTGGGTTTAGATAACCAATGACGATTTACACACCTACATTCAAGATACGTATTGCTGGCGTTGAATACACCAATGAGGTTTTAAGTAACGCAACTATCACAGCAGGACGTAACGACTTTTTTGAACCAACACAACCTGGCTATTGCAACCTTGAACTAATTAACTTATCTGGAACAAGCCCAGCAATTAACTTATTAGACATAGTTAATATACAAGTCAAAGACACCAACAACGTGTTTATTGATTTGTTTACAGGTGAAGTTTCAAGTGTTCAAAACACTCTTGAAGGTGCTGGGGCTAATGACCAGTTTGCAAACACAGTACAAATTCAAGCAATAGGTGTGCTTGGTTTACTTGTTAAACGTTACGCAGGTTCAGTATCTTACCCACAAGAATTTGACGGACAACGTATTGAAAGAATACTTGAGGAAACTTTGTATGTTGCTTGGGAAGATTTAAGCAATATAACTACTTGGAATGATTTACCTGCTACAACAACTTGGCAAGATTATGGTGTTCAAGGCATAGACGTTATTGACAACGGACGTTATGAGGTGCTAGCACGATCAGCACAAGTTGAACAAGCTAATGAAATAACAGATGTTACAGCCACAACAGGTTTAGGTTATTTGTATGAAACAGGTGACGGACTTATTGGCTATGCTGATGCTGAAAGACGTTCAACTAACTATGGAACCAACACTATAGCCGTTGACGCTGACATTCTTTCAAGCGCAGGCTTTACCACACGTCTACAAACAACAGACATTATTAACAGCGTAGTTATTCAATACAACGATCCAATTGCCGAAGAAGCAGCTGAGAATGACACAAGCATAGACACTTATGGTTTGTTGCAAGAAATTGTGCCAACCATTTTGGCTGAACAACTAGACGCACAGGAACAAGCTGCTAGAACAGTTGCCCTTAGAGGCTTACCTAAAGTATCCTTAGATTCTGTATCTTTGAACCTATCTAACCCAAACATAACTGATGCTGTACGTAATTCATTACTTGGTGTTTCAATGGACACACTTATTGCCATTACTAACATTCCAACAGGCATTATTACCTCAGGCGTATTTGAAGGTTTTTGTGAAGGCTGGACTTGGACATTATCAAAGAACAGCCTTGATTTAGATCTAGCAATTTCTAACTCAATCTACAGCTCTCTTGATGTACAATGGGAAGACTATAACCCATTAACCCAATGGCAAAACCTGCCTAATGACTTGACGTGGCTTGACGTTGCTTAAGAAAAGGATAAACTAGAGATATGCCGAATACGACCAATTATTCATTCCCAACGCCTGCCGATACTGATTTAGTAAAAAATGGTGCAGATGCTATCCGTGATTTAGGCGACGCTGTTGATACAGCTATGAATACAGCCCTTGGCACTAAAAAAGCAGGACTTGTACTCTTAAACACAACTAGTTTTAGTGGAGTATCTTCTCAATCATTTAATAATGTTTTTAGTGCAACATATGATAATTATGAAATTGTATTTAATAATGTTTCTGGTGCAGACCAATGGATATCCTTTAGATTCAGGGCTGCTGGAAGTGATGATTCTACATCGAATTATATGACACAAGCATTAGGCGCAGTATCAACAACAGTTACAGGTGGTCGTTCAAGTTCCTTAACAAATTGGCCTTTTGTGCAATATGTTACAGCAAATGCAAATAACAATTGTCATACTTTTAGAATTTCTAATCCTTTTGCCACAAAAGGAACAAGTGCTTTTTTGACTCAATCTGTAAATGTTACAAATTCTGCTGCAATAGAAATAGCATTTAGAACTTTAGGGTTAAACACCTCAACTTCTTATGATGGTTTTACAATTTTTGGTTCAAGTATTACTGGTTCAATTTCGGTTTACGGATTTAATAAGTGAGGATTGCATAATGGCAACTGAAAAGATATTTATTGGAATAGATAACGATAAGATTGAATTAACTGGCGCAGACAAAGAAGCGTTTATTGCTGATAGAACCGCACGCGCTCAAGAATTATTACTACTTGAAGCCGAGTATAAAGCCAAGCGTGATGCAAGAGAATCTGCAATTACAAAACTTGGTGAAATAGCAGGACTTACAAAAGAAGAATTAGATGCGATCCTTTAACCACAAACAATTTTCATTAGCTGCAATTGCTTTTCTAGCAGCTTGGCAAGCAACAGACTTTGCCCTTGATTACAGAGCTGTATTAGGTGCTGTCGTAGCTGCTTCAATGGGAGCTATGAACCCTAATGCCAAAACCAAGATTAAGTAAAGCAGCTGAGCAATTACGCTCCGAAATAAACGCCAAGTATCCTAAGCGAGATAAACGCTCAGACGGCTGGATAGGCGACACAGCACACAACGCACGTAAGTCAGACCATAACCCAGATAACAATGGGTGGGTTCGCGCTATAGATATTGACTCAGATTTATTAAAAGGCTCAAGCAAAGAATCTTGGCTACTAGCTGAGACCATTAAAAGCCTAGCAGTCAAGGGCGACAAAAGAATTAGTTACATTATTCACCAACACCGAATAGCCTCACCACGACAGAATTGGGCTTGGCGTGTCTACAAAGGTGCTAACCCTCACGTATCACATTTGCATATATCCTTTACTAAGGCAGGCGACCTTAACGGAAAGGTATTTGGAATATGAGCAAACCTAAAGCAAAAAAGCAAACAATTGAATTACCAGACGTAATGGCTTCAGAGCTAGTAAGAGTGATTAACACAGCTCACGAAGACGGCAAACTTATTACAGGGTTTGTTTGTTTACTTGAAACTTTTGACGGACGCAAAAAGTCTATAAAAATACAAGCTAACGCAGATATGCCACAACACAGCGTATTTGGAATTATTAACTTTGCTGCTGAAAAATACCAGTTTACAGTATCGCCAGAAGAAGACGACGACGACTTTTATGATCCTGAGTGGTTTGACGGACAATGATAAACGAACTTGTTGGCATTATTGGTTTGCTTGTAACTGTTCTTGTTTTAGTTATTAAAGCAACAGTTGAAATTACTAAAATGAAAACACAGTTGTTTCCTAATGGTGGTTCATCATTAAACGATAAAGTGACACGCCTACAGATTGAGGTCACAAAAATTCGTAGTACTATAGATAGTATTAACACACAGTTAGGTAAGCCTAAACGAAAGAGGTAACGTATTAAACGTTACGTTGTTATCTCAGATTTGCAATACCCTTATATTAAAAAGCAATACGTTGATTCTTTACTTGATTATATAGATTACGTTAAACCAGATAAATTATTGTGTGTCGGAGATGAGCTTGATGCACAGACAATATCAACTTATGCA